GCCGTCTTCACCACGTTCACCAATAGCTTTAGCGTATGCCAGCATCTGTACTAGGTGAGGAGGAACCTTTAATAGGTCAGCATTGGCACTGAGGTCAACTTGAGGAATAACTAATTCAAACCTCAATGAATAGACACCATCAGGCTGAGGCCATACATCCACCTGAGTATCATCATTGGAGATACCACTGTAGTTATAGTATATAGGAGCTGAGTTCTGTGTAGTACCAATGTAGTACTGTCTGTTCATCCAATTAGTAGGTACTGACCTCATAGGTACATCTTCAGTGTCATTCAAGACATCCACTGTCCTGAACCTCTGACCTGAACCTGTCAATGTATAGTTACGAGTACTGGCTACTGTAGGTAAAACAATGGTAGTAGTTAAACAGTTCCAATCGTAAGCATCCTCAACTTCTCTCTTAGCATCGTTAACAAACACACCAATCAAAGAACTATAAGGAGTATCACTTACTGACGATACTTCAGTTTCTCTCAATCGTATAAGTACGTTGTTAACCAACTGTAGATATGTCGTAGCCATTATATTCCTTATATCTTTATAGTACTATAGTAACACACTTTTAAGTAAATGTCAATACTTTTTAGACTTCTTTTTAGCTTTACCCGCTTCTGACATAGCAATAGCTATAGCTTGGTCACGAGACTTCACCACAGGGCCGCCTTTACCACTGTGAAGAGTACCTTCTTTGTACTCACCCATAACCTTCTTCATCTTGTTCTTAGCTGTTCTCTGACCACGTGTAGGCATTACCATGATATTATTTCCTATATCAATAAAAGATTTTAACTGTAATAGAACCTGATGTAAAAGCTGTTACATTAGCTCGTATATAAGGTGTGGGTGATGCAAGTGTTACAATACCATCAGCTGTTAATGCTGTAGCCACTGTAGCCCATGTTGTACCGTCTACAGAGCCTTGAACAGCAACTGTACCAATAGTAATACCTGAAACTTGTATATGAGCTGGTACTGCACCATCTGTACGGATTCCTAGTGAAGCACCTGTGGCTGCTACGCCACTTAAAAGAGTTGCCAATGCCATAGTTATTTCACTCCATTTAGTTTATTATCAAGAGCTAAGTAAATAGCTCCAAAGAAAGCACCTATAATAATGATAGGTTTAACAGCTTTAGCGATCCACTCAAGTACCATAAAAGCACCTGCTGCAGCATTGAAGGCTTTAACAACCTCCTGAGTATTCTTCTCTATGTTGTCTACCTTGGACTCTACAGCCAGTAGGCGATCATAGATGTGCTCATGTGTAACTTCATCCTTCATGATGCTTAAGCGTTACGAGCCGCTTCAGCCTCAGCTACTTGCGCTTGATAAGCCGCAATTACCTGAGGTGTCCATACTGTATTGCAGATTGCAACGACATTAGCAGGGATGCCTGTCAGGTCTTGTGCGGGATATAGACTTGTGCGGTGAAAAGACTGGTTAATTTGATTTCCATCTTCCATGATAAGTGTAGATTCACGATAGAAAACTGTGCCGTTCTCGCTTATTGTGATTTGGTCAACAGTTGTGGTTTTGCTTAAAGACATGATTTTTCCTTAGTGTTTATTAAACAGAATAGAAGAAAGTGCTAGTCCAACTTGCACCAGCGCCTGCTTGTATAGCATTTGCTACAGTAAATAGAAAATAACAAGTTGTAGTATTGTTTTGTTGAATTGAGCCTAATGCCGCCTCATAATTTTGTCTTGCAAAAGTACCACCTCTTACGCTATTACTTGTTGCCGTAAATGGCAAAGATAAAGTACCTGATGTAGCCAAATTTGAATTAGTTGCTTGCATTGTTCCATTCATTTCAACATATACAAGTCTTCCTATTTTTGTATAAGTGGCATTTGAAACAGCAAAAGCTGAAACATTAGAAAATGAAGCACCAGTACAAGTAAAAGTCCCTTCCTCATAGTCATCTAGGGTATTGGCATTTGATGAGTCTGATTGAGTTGCGGGGAATGTGATGCCAACACCAGACGTTGTTGCGGATGTCGCACCAAGACCAATATTCCTTTTTACATTAAGGTCACCACCACTTGTAAATCTACCCGCTTCTGAGCCGTTAGTTGCAATTAAAAAGAAACCACTAGTGCTATCCGCATAAACATAGTTTGCTGTTCCACCCCATTGAATTGTGTAGCCACTACTTAATCTAATATCACCAGTAGAAATATCTAATTTCTTTGCGGGTGTTGCCGTTCCAATTCCAACACTTCCTGTGTTGTAGTAAATATCAGAACCAGTAGTTGTCCATTGGCTTGAACCACCGCTTACTGTTCCCCAAGAAGTATTTGTTCCATCAGTAGTTAAATACTTGCCTGAATTGCTTGTTTGGCTTGGAGCTAAAGCATTGAAAGCCGCAGTAGCAGTAGTTTGTCCTGATCCACCATTTGCGATAGGCAGAGTACCAGTAACACCTGTGCTTAAAGGCAAACCTGTGGCATTCGTTAGAGTAGCACTTGCAGGAGTACCAAGAACAGGAGCAACAAGAGTCAATGCTGTGCCGTTAGTTGTAGCACCAGTGATGCCACCAAATGCACCTGCATTGTTGTACTGGACTTGAGTTGTAGAACCGCCTGGAGTTCCACCGCCACCACCAGAAGCCGCAATAGTTTGATTAGGCCATGTGCCAGTAACAGTCACATTTGTACCAGCAACAATGCTAGGAGTTGCTGTGCCAGTACCGCCATTGGCAACAGGTAGTGTTCCAGTTACACCAGTGGACAATGGAAGACCAGTTGCATTGGTCAGTGTGGCACTTGTTGGTGTACCCAAAATAGGAGTTACAAGTGTTGGGCTTGTTGACAACACATTGTTGCCAGAACCTGTAGAAGTAGTTACTCCTGTTCCACCGTTAGCTACTGGTAATGTACCTGTTACGCCAGTAGATAAAGGTAAGCCAGTCAAGTTAGTAGCTGTACCGCTAGATGGAGTACCCAATGCACCACCGTTCACGACAGCAGCACCTGCTGAGCCTACGTTAACAGCCAATGCTGTAGCAACACCAGTGCCTAATCCTGAGACACCAGTGCTGATAGGCAAGCCAGTAGCATTAGTCAATGTAGCTGAAGCTGGCGTACCTAAGGTAGGTGTTACAAGCGTGGGTGAATTAGACAGTACAGCATTGCCAGTACCTGTTGAAGTTGTAACTCCAGTACCACCTTGAGCAACTGTTAAAGCTGTTGTAAGACCTGTAATTGATGTAATGTCACTGTTAGCACCGCTAGCTGCAGCACCTAGGTTTGTACGAGCATTGGCAGCTGTTGAAGCACCTGTACCACCATCAGCAACTGTAATGTCTGTGATACCAGTTACAGAACCACCTGTAATTGTTACACTAGAAGCTGCCTGTGTTGCAATAGTACCTAAGCCTAGATTTGTACGAGCTGTAGAAGCACTTGCTAAGTCTGATAGGTTGTTAGAACGGAAAGCATAAGCAGTATCAGCACCAGTGGCTGTGACACCTAAGTTAGTTCTAGCATCTGCAGCTGAAGAAGCTCCAGTGCCACCATCAGCTACTGCAAGGTCTGTAATGCCAGCAATGGAGCCGCCTGTAATGGCTACTGCTGAAGCTTCCTGATTACCAAGTGAGCCTACAATCTTAACAATGGCTGCACTGTTGTCTTTGGTGTACAGCTTCTTGTCTGTGACGTTAACAGCTAACTCACCCTTAGTTAAGTCACCAACTGCAGGAGCTGCTGAGGCTGTACTGCTATTCTTTGTGATAATTGTAGCCATCTAAATTATTCCTTTATGCGTAACCAAGTTTAGCGTAAGCAGCTGCTACGTCAGCAGCACTTACACCGTAAGTTGAACCTGCCTGTTGAAGTGCTGACAATGATGATCCCGGTCTAGCCGCCAACTCAGCAGCCAAAGCTCTTTCAACCACTGATTGCTGACCAACTTCATCAGCTGCTCTATACTTCTGTACCTCTTCAATAGCAGTTTGATAGTCAGTAGGATTAGCTGCCAAGTTATAGATAAGGCCAGCATCCACAGCACCGTAGTTAGGATTGTTATTAGCAAACAAGCCTGTAGGATTTAACTGGTTATAAGCATTCTGTATCTCTTCAACAGGAATGTTCATTGCTGCTGCAACTGCTGCAGGATTAGTACCTGTAGCATCCATTCTAGCCACAATGTTCTGATATGCTGTAACTGGATTCTTCATCTCATTAGCTACTACACCTTGAATCTCACTTGTCATAGCTGGTAAGTAGTAGCCTTGACCACGTAGGTAATCAATACCCTTCATGTCAATGTCAAATGTACTCATCAACTGCTCAGTAGTCATACCAGCATTGAGAGCACCAATAAGAGCTTGTTTAGTATCTGCAGTATTACCAGATCTGTAAGCATTCATTAAAGTTGTCATTGGGCCAACTAAATTAGCTGGAGTCTTGGAGACAGGCTTAACAATGGGTTTAACTACTGGTTTAACAACTTCTTTAGCAATAGCTGTATTGGCTGTATCAGCACCTGACATCATACCTGAGTCACCACCGTACCATGCAGCAAGGTTAGAGACAACATCACGAGGCATACCCGGTAATGCTTGATTGTATGCACCTTGAACTCTTGAGAAGTAATCAGCATTGTACTGTGGAGTGCCTTGTGTAGGAATTGACACACCAGCTGCTGTTGTAGTTCCTCCACCTGCATTGGAAATAGCATTACCAGCACCTAAGAGTCCAGCAACACTGATACCAGCTTTAGCTAAGTTAGCTATCTGTGCAGCTGTAAGACCTGTAGTTGCTGCTGTAGTTCCACCTGCAAGTAATCCTGCATCTGCTAATGCTTCACCAGCAAAAGCAGTTTCAGCACCTGCAGCACCTGCAGCTCCAGTACCAAACAATGAACCACTAAGAGCACCGGGTAAAGCAAATGTTAGTGCTGAGCCAGCTAAGAACTTTAAGAAGTCTTTGTTAGCATTAACTTCTTGTTGTGTACCTGAACGTGTGAAAGCACCTGTAGGATCATACTGATTGTAAGTACCACCAACTTTGTTTTGCTCAGGTGTGTAACCATAGATGTCTTGTAAAGCACCTTGTTGTAAAGTTTCACCTGAGCCTGTATCAGCCCAATTACCTTGATAGATAGTACCGTTCAGATTAACTGTGTTACCACGACCAGCAGCGATAATCTGCTGTATCTGCTCAGGTGTCAGTGCTTGAGGAGCTGCCATGATTTATTCGCCTTTTCTGTATAATTCAAACGTAGCTACGATTGACATTGTTGCACCAGCTTCTGACAAAACTGTAATGTAGTCACCTTCTTCCATTACAAAACATTGGCTATTAGTTAATAGATCTAATGTCGTTCTAGCTGATAGTACCTGCTCAGATACCACAACAATCGTTGTAGCTGTTGAAGCTCTATACCAATTAAAACTTATGTGCTTACTGGGAGATGTATTAGCAGTATGTAATAAGATACATTTAGCGTAATAACCTGTAGGTACTGTATAAACAGTAGTCAGGGTATCGGCTGTTAGATTAAGACCCGTCGATACTGGTTTCATCTTGTTTCACTGTTTTCTTAGTTACTTTAGGAGTTTCAACTACTTCTATTACTTCAGTGTAACCTTCATGTTTCTTCATCTCAGCAATCTCATGAGCTTGAAAGAACTCCACTGTGTTACCTGATTGATTACATTTAAACTTTGCCATTATGTCTGTTACCTTTCTGATGTACTAAAGAGTAATACATTAAAAAGGCTCCCACGCCTTGTCGTAGCTTATGGCTACTGTGAGCATGGGAACCTATCTAGCTATTAAGCTGGAACCACGAGGGCAACGCCACCGTAGTTACGCAACTCAGAGCAACCGTACAGAGTATCAGCTGTAAACAATGTACCGAGGTACTCTTGTTTGTACTGAGTCTGTGAACGGACACCAACTTGCTCAACCAGAACCATAGAGTCCTTGTGAGCCATCAAGCACACACGACCCAAGCTAGTACCGGAACCATCAGCAGCAGACTTAGCTGTGCCAGCATTGGACGAAACGTAGACTGGAACACCATAGATGTCACCAATCATGCCGTTACGGATGCTGTTAGCAGAACCAGCTTCACCAACGCTGTTGAAGGTTGTGAACTCAGTCAGACCCAAGATAGTGT